CAATCCGATTGCTGCTTGCAAATTCCGGCGTCACTTTTCTTTCAGCAGGCTCATTGAACCGCTTTTCGGCAGCCTCAAGTTTTTCCTGCCTTTCCGCATCCTTCTCGAATCGCTCTGCTTCTTTGAGGTGTTTATCGAAATCCTCATTCTCCTCAGCAGTCATAGCTCTGGACTCTTCTTCAGCCTTGTCCCTAATTGCACGTGCAGTCTCGGCTTCTTCCACTGCCCGCTCTTTAATTTGTATTACTGTCATTGTTAAACTCCTTATCTTGCCAAAAAAGAAGAGGCCGCAAGTTTTACCTCACGGCCTCTATACAGGCTCGATGGTATAGCATCTCGTCAGTAGCTAACTGACTGTGCCTATTCTTTTCTGGTTATGTCGTTTTTAGTTCCTTAATAAAACTTTATCCCGGAACATCGGCCCGGCACAACAAGTCAAACTTCGGCTGACTTATTGCGAATAATTATCCGCCCCGCTTTTCGGTATTTCTTATCATTTTCACGCTGGCGGTCACGTTCTTCTTTTATTTCTTCATCACTTTTTTGTTTCCCGACTTCGGCAGTTTTTCTATGTTCATCTAATGAACGCACCGCTACTGACGTATCTGGATATGCCGGATATGTTACCGGCCCCACGTCAAACAATTCCCCGACCTTAATAATTGTTCTCTGAACAGTCCCATCCTCGTTATATAACCAGTCATCCTCCAATGTAATGAAAGAAAAACTGCATCCTGTTATGTCTTTTCGCCGGATTTCTTCCATCGTATCCCTGCCGGTATTGGTATTCGGCGGGTCTATATCAAAGTGCAAGCCAACGGAATTAGTCTGCAATCTCAATGTCCCGCTCATAGTCCTACCAAGCAATAAATTCGGGTCATGATTTTTCAAAGCCCGGACATCGTTCTCCAGCACCTCGTCAAAAGCACCTTTTCGGATTTTTTCAGTAAAGCCGCCCAAATCCTCAGACCATTTACCATATTTGGCTGCATATCCTGTTATTTTCGGTTCATCTCCATCCGTCACTCTCAATTCCATGTCCTCAGAAGATATGATTCTGCGCTCAATATCATTATTATCCGTGCGAGAATTATCCCATTGTGTTTGGCATACGGCATATCTCTGTTTTTCATCATCATATTCACTCACCATGACTTTATCCTCCATACATCTGCCCATAAAATCATCATGGGATTCATCTTTTTTAGGTTTTGGTAATGGCATGATTATCTCCTATCTATATATTCAAAATTTTATAAGGCCCTCGTACACCAGCACTGAAATGTTCCGCTGTTTGAAGTGCCTTTCGTATTCTATTTTGTGGGGACATATTTTTTGTTATATACAAAACTGCTTTAGCATAATTTTCGCCGCAACCACAAGCAGAGAATTTTTCAACTGGTTGAGCTATTTGGAAATCACTTCCAATGTGATAAATGTTTCCTTTGTATCCAACAATAAATTCCCCCCCTGTTTCTTCGTTATTTTCAACTTTAGTATATCCACCATCTTTTAAGCATTTGCGTATGCCCTCAATAAAAAGTGTATGTATAAAAATCTTTTCAGTTGTTTTTTGGGGTTTTTCTGGAATTATAAATTTATAACGTAGCAATTGTCCCATTCTAAAGGATGAAGTAAATCCGAAAAGACAATCTCCATTTATAAATACCTTTTCATCCGCTCTAATAATTAAATCCCAATCATGAACCCCGGCGCTATCAGCTCCAATATATACCTTACCCTTTTCAGCAATGGCCGCGATACAAGTCATATTCCATTATCTCCTATCACATTTATTATTCTGTCCGCCAATTTTCCGGCGTCCTCTTCTTTTAATATTGAATTTCCATCAATTAACTCATCAATCGTATTATCAAACATCCCTCGAACTTCTATATCGCCCTCTAACGTACTCGCATAAGCATTTACCGGCTCAAATAGAATTGTCTTTGCAAAATCCCTTTGTGATTCAAAGGTCGTAAACTTTTTCCGAATAACTCTTAATATCTGGCTGACTATTAAATCCCGATGTGCTTTATGAATACTATCTTCTTCTATTAATTTTGGTTCTGGTTTCGGCTCTGGCTCTGTTCCTGCTGGCTTCATATTCATAGGTTCAAGGAAAATTTGTCCCTTGCCATCAGGTAGGGGATTCATATTCTCTTTTTCCCGGATGTCATCAACGCAGAGGAATCCCGCATTTCTGCCTATATTGTAGGCTTGATACCGAGATAAAGTCTTACCCCGAAGCAAACCATCGACAAGGATTTCGCAAAAATGACTTTTCTTTTCGCTCGGCATGAATAGTTTATAATTGCACTCCTCTTCCCACTTGCGAAACCAATATAACATTGTCTGAGTAATAAAATCTATATTCAACTCCTCAATATTTGAGTTATGAACAACAATTCCATTGGCGATAAATGAATGAGAACCTTCTACGGTTAAATCATAAACAATCTCTGGAGGTTCTTTGTCAATACTCACTATCCTTGAAAGCGAACAGCCGTCAATATCGAATCCTCTGCCGCCATGCCAAGGATATTTTCGGCCTTTTTTGTCAAATGGCTTGCCGTTAGCCATCCGTTTTATATATCGGGGGTCATTTGAACTAATCAGCAGGTTGTCGGCTGGATTAGAACAAGTAAATCCATATTGTTTATATGCTTTTGGTTTTCCATTTGGTAATGTTGTCACCCCTTCTTGACATCGCATATTTGTTATTGCAATGCCGCAACTTATACACAAATGCCTCATTTGAGATAGCATCTTTTCATTACAAGACGAAAAACTTATCCGCCCATTTTTATCAACAGAGCCATCGGCATCCAAAAATCCTCTTAAAAAAGCTAATCTCAAATTACAATTTGTCTCAAACACCCAACCCGGAACTCTTTTCGTCCTCGCTGTGCCAGAAAATCCCAATTCCTTTAATTCTTTACCTGCTAAAACAGACGAAAACCTCGTCTGCCTATCACCCTCTTGTAATTGCACCTGCTTTGTCAATACGCCAACATTGCCATTCACGCCATTGCCACCATCGTAACTTACAAAACAATTCTTTATCACATCACGATAATGATTCATGTATGAAGCGTTTCTGTCTCTGGCAATAGTTATTCCTGAATCATAAACATTACCATCGCCAATCAATAGCCCGCAAAATTCCATGAATTCTTCCGTCAAAACCCTATTTCTAATAATCATCCTAAAATGTAAATCTGGCAATTTTTCACTGGCTATTAAAACATCACCAATTTTCAATTCTCCCGCTTGGACGTATTCGCTACGCCACTTAATGCACTGATGACCACCCTTGCCTTTTCTGGGAGCGGTATATTTTCTCCGAACAAGGATTTTATGTTTTGCATTTGCTCTAATATTCCTATTTGTAGTGTGTATGTTTAGGATTTCATCTTTCCCAGTGCATCCAGTTTTAGTTACTACCGACAGAACCCATTTACCGTCCTCATTAAGACTCCATACCTTTTCCCCAACCCTAACTTCCGCTATTGATTTGTTGCCATTTTCAGTATAAATCTCAACATCCGCTGGTAAGCAGAATGTTGCACGCTCTAAACTGCCTATCTTATGTGGCGGGATATTGAATATTCTCGAACAGTCATCTACTGTATATTTTTGAACCTCTAATGCCTGAGCCTGTTCAGGGTCAATGCCGATTTTCTCCCATTTCAACCCTTCCTCAAGAACCTGCATTCGATGTGAGCGACTAAGCCCTTTATGTGCCAATTCCCAAGATTCCTTCAAATTCTTTCTTGCTGGGTCTGATAAAATCTTCGGATGCGTCAATACCCCACCCGGAGTTGCGTTATTGCCGAAAAATCTGCCGCCAAACTCTTTGACCGCCACACCGTAGCCGATAGCCTCTTTGTGAAAGGACACCACGTTGTATCCAGTGTATCCATCAAACCCCAAGCCCTTGATATGAAGAACATTGTAATCCGGCAAAAAGACGGTGGGGCCTGTCGTTTGGCGTACTTCGTAATAAGCTACACCTTCTTTGCTTATTTGTCTGAATGTCTTATTTGGAAGTAGCGGCCATAATGCTATCGGCCTGCCCCCGCCATCTCTTTGTATCTCCGCATATCCGTTACCATAAGTCAGTACGTGGGCTTGGCGAGTCTCAATGAAAGTCAAGGCATCCATGTATTCATTTGGTCTATTATGAAGCAACTCGTAAACCGGATGCTCCATCACTCTATTTTTGCCGCCGCTGGCATTCCTGCGATAGACGATAAATGGAAGCGATGCAATAGTCCCCGTAATAACTCTGACAGCCGCCCAAAAAGGTGTATATTTCAGAGCAGAACTTTCATTTATATAAAGGCCAGTCGAAGTTTCTTCGCCACCATGCACCCAATCTATGAACCATTGAAGTGGGTTAGAAGTATTTGACCTCTTTTCGTAACCGAAACGAGCTAAAATATTACTCATTACTTTCATATCAACTATCTTTTTCGCCTAATGCTATAATTCCACGAGTCTCATAAATCGATGGTTTTTCTTCCGGGATAGTTATCGCCCGGCCTAAAGCCATAATCGTTGAAACTATCCCATCAATCCTTTCGGTCGATTTCTTCTTATTCGGTTTGATATTGTCCGCACTATCCGTCTCGACTACAGTATTCCCCGCCATCCATCGAAAGACAGGATTGCCGCCATGAGCAATTTCGCCGGCAAGTACAAGCTCCTCAAGTTTCTTGCTCGGCGCGCTCATTGATACATACCCCATACCGAAAGAAACGAATACATCCTCATTAACGCCCTCTGCATTCAACTGTTGGCGTAATCCCTCAAATCCCCATCTATCGAAAGCAACCTCTTGTATATCGAACTTCTGGTAATCTTCCTCAAAATCCGCCTTGATTGTCGCGTGGTCAATAACATTGCCGGGAGTCAACCTGATATATCCTTCTCTCGCCCACGTAAGATATGGTACGTGGTCTTTTATTTCCCTCGCCTTCGCATTGTCCTCTGGGATATAGCACCTCAAGAGAATTCGGTATAATGGATTCTCCTCATCCGGCGGGAAAACATAAACAACCGAAGTCGTATCTGTATTATGGGATAAATCGAACCCACAAAAACACCGCTTGCCAACAAGTTGCTCCTCGATAACCGGCTCGGCACACCTGTCCCACTGCTCCAAAGATAACCAGCGAGTCTGCGTCTGTGTCTTGACATTTAGATGGAGTCTCATAAACGTATTTAGGAATCTCGGCGTTTCCTGTGCTTTATTGCACTTCCGCCGAATGTAATCAATAGACAAGCTATTTCCCAAACACGGATTAGCCTTCTTCCAAGTTGCAAATTTTGTGAAATCATCTTTAAGTGTCGCCTGCCAGATTGCAGGCAGGAATGAATTGTCATCAGCCTTCGGT